ATGAATCCTAAAAATAAAAAGAAAGTTATTAAAAGACTGGAAAACAAATTTAGTGCCAAACAAAAGGCAATTAAAAAACAGGAGGAAAATAAGAAGAAAGGCTTACAAGTTAAAAAGTCATTCATCGAAAAACGCAAAACTAAGAAATTAGTTAAGCAAGAAGCTATTGCATCTCAGAATGCAAAAGCAGTCAAACATAAAATCAAAAAAGTTCGTAAAGAACCATTAAATATACCAAAATTACTTACTATAGCCGATCTCTGGAAAGAGATGATGGAATCTTCATGGACTATATCTATGGGACTGTTGAAGGAGGAACTCCGACTCAGGAACAATAAGATAATAATGGACCATGTTAATAAGAAGAAGCCAAAACCTTATGTACCATCTACTAAGGCGAAAGCTCATCATCAGCAAGTCCGACGCGCTGTTGCAGAAAACGAACGTAAAAGAGAAGAACATCGTGAAAAGCAACAAATGAAAAAACAAAGCCGTAAACAGAAGAACCAATTATCTTTAAACAGATTAGTCTGTATCCAAAAGGAACAAAAGATGATTAGGCTTCGAGCTGTAACAGCTAAAGAATTAGTATCCAATGATGGTTGGAAGTATATAGCTAAGAAATTTTGGAAAAAAGCTAGAACTGATGATCAGTTCGAATTGTATTGGGACCAGGGTCATATTAATCTGAACAAGGTTAACGAACCTAACTATGGCAAGCTTGGCATTAAGCAAGATAAAGCCATCTTGAAAGACAAGCAGATTAAAGACAAGGTTAACGCTACTGCGACTAAAAATCGTAAAAAGAGAAAAGGAACTAAGAAGAAGTCTATGGGAGTAACAATCTCTAACTTCTATTATGCCTATAAAAATAATCCAACAAGAATTATGGAATTTAATGGACACCACTTTGTAATAGATGAGGAAGGTAATAAGTATTATCGCTTCTCAGCTGAAAAGCTAAAAGAACTTAACAGTACAATTGGCACTGCTCAAGATATTGTTGAAGCAATTGAAGCTAAAAAGAAAGAAGTGGAAGGATTCTATAGTTTTGGAGATTTAGACAGTACTTATTTCCTTGACTTAGTATGTGGCAATGTAGGATTTGAAGATGAGCCTAAAGTAACTGGTATTGTGAAGAAAGACACAAAACATAATACCTTCCTACTTAATGGCAATACAAAAAAGTTCTACATCTTTACAAAGAAACATTATCTATCCCTACTTAAAGAGAAGAAGTCACCTAGCAAGGTGATTGATTTTGTAGAAGGTCAGGGAAATTTATGTGTAAAAGTTAGAGTAGGTAAATTCTCTGACGAATTCTTTGTTAAAGAACAGTGGCCTATATTGAAATCAAAACGACCAAACTTTATTAAACAAGAAAATGGGAGTAAAATACAAGAACCGCAAAACCCTGTTCGGGAAGTTGCACAGAATGCGTAATGATTTGCGCAATATGGTTAGTAATAACCAAGAACTATTAGTAGGTTCTGAAGTAGTGATGTTAAAGGCTGTTGAATCTAAGATTCATACTTTAACTAAAGGGCAAGAGAGAAGAAAGAAAAACAAATGAGCCTACACCGCGGGTGAGGGAGTTTGATCGCTCCCTCATTCACAAATCCTGTACTTAACAGACAGGTCTATAATGTACATTAACCTTTGAAACGTCAAATGGTAGAATGTACTAGTGTTAACTAAAACTTTTATTATGAGAAATTTAGCATTAGCTTCGCTGCTTATTGTAAGCAGTTTTACAAATTCGACCATTTCAAATTCAACTACGACATCAACATCAGAAATGACTGTTTCAACTCAGTTGGATTATGTAAATGAAGCGCTAACGACTATTTCCAGTGCGAACAATTACTTAAAATCAAGTCACAACGTTATTCTAAATGAATTACCGGTATGTTTCCCCCTAGACATTAAAGGATTCAAAAGAGTAAGTGATTATTTTGGTAAAAGAAAGCATCCAATACTTAACAAGTGGAGAATGCATAAAGGGATTGATTTTGCAGGTAAATTAGGAACTGATATACTTGCAGCAGGAGATGGAAAAGTCAAAAAAGTACGTTATTCAAGTGGTTACGGATTATATATCGTAATAGACCACGGTAATAATATTACTACTACTTACGGGCATTTAAAAGATGCTAACGTAAAAGTAGGTGATATTGTCAAAGCATCTCAAGTAATTGGGAAGTTGGGAAATACTGGGCTATCTACAGGTCCTCACTTGCATTTCGAGATTAAAGTGAAAAAACAAAGTATAGACCCACTGAAACTGTTAAGTTGCAACAGGGATAAACTAATTTCAAAAATGTTAACTTTCAAAAATTTCAAACAATGGGAACATCAAAATTATTTTCTAAAAATAAGTTAAATCCTGTTAAGGGTACAATCATAGAAGTAGAGGCAGTAAGTAAGTTTAAGCGAATAACTAAAACCATGCCTTTAAAAGATTTAGTAGCCCTGAAACTTAAGACAGTAGAAAGGATTAAATCCTTAAATAACTCTTTGCTCAAACGTAAGACTTTAAAGCTTACAGAGATAAAAGAGACAGTGGAAAAAATCGAAGCTCTACAATATAACTTGACTATATTTAAGCAATTAAATGCAATTGCAAACGTAGGTAACCCAGCCGAAGGAATGTTCGGAATTAATGTTTGCATTTACCAGTCAAGTGATTTAAGCGGCTTAAACCATGTATTGTTGTCGTTGGCCTCTAAAACTATGGCTGGTAAGGAACGGGATACGCCTGAGCTAGTTGAAATAAGGTCATACGCTTATGACAAAATAGAGGCCAATAAGACAATTATAAATGTTCATTACCGAACACAAACAGAATACAACAAAAAAATAAAAGTCACTGTAGAATTTCTAGAAGTAAAATAATATGAAACTAAAACCAGGCGACGAAGTAATAATAAAAAAAGTCATAGGTAAAAATATCATCGTAGATAGATACAAAGCCTTAGACGTAAATAAAAAACAATACAAAACATTCTATGTTGGCTCTATTATGGCTGACTTTATAGAGTGTTGTGGAGATAAAAGTACTAAAACTATTAGACAAGATTGTTTAAAAAGAATTCCAGCAAACCAAAAAAATCATTTCAAACATCTTCATATAGTAAGAATTGAAAGGAAGTATAAATGGTTTTATTCTATTCTGAACAAACTAGCTTTCTGGAAGAAAAGGAAATAACTATAATAAATAAAGCTGAGCTCCTAGCTAAACTAAAGGAACTTTTTAAATCTAGTAAATACATTGCATTAGACGTTGAAACAACCGGGTTAGACCCTCTAAAGGACAAGGTCGTAATGTTGCAATTAGGTTTTAATAATATTCAATTAGTCATAGATGCTAGGGGCTTTGCTTTCTCTATACTTAAACCCTATCTAGAAAGAAAGTCTAAAGTGTTTGTAGGTCATAATATTAAATTTGACTACAATATGCTTAAACAATACGATATAGTATTACACAATGTATATGATACTATGCTTGCAGACATGGTTATATATAATGGAAAGTACTCACAAGGCTATATAAGGCGATATAAGCGCTTTTCTTTAGCTGGGGTATATTTTCATCATTTTGAAAGAAAACCCTCTAAAACGACTCGAAATGAGTTCATTAACTGGGGGTCTAATCCTTTCACTTATGACCAAATAATCTATGGTGCTAGAGATGTTGTATATCCACTAGATATACGAGAAATTCAGAAGCATTGGATTAAAAAATACAAGCTGCAAAAAGTAATTAGCTTAGAGAATAAATCTATGCTAGCAGTAGGTGATATTGAATATAATGGAATGCATTTAGACAAACAGAAATGGTTGGCTATACATAAACAATATTCAAAACAAATAGTTAATACTATTACAAAGTTAGAGGAGCTTTTAATAGAACAGGAACCAAGATATAGGAAAGTAGCTACACAGCTCTCACTATTTGAAGACGATACTGTACAAAGATTAACTAATATTAATTGGAATTCTGATCAGCAAGTATATAAAATACTCACAGAAACTTTTAATATATATCCTACTGACAAGGATGGGAAACCTAGTTCAGGTACACCTGCCCTCTTACTCCTCCACTCCTCCCTCCCCTTTATTCAGAAATTAATTCAATACAGAAAAGAGGCTAAGGTAATAAGCTCATTTGGTCAAAACTTTTTATCAAAACATTTAAAGAAAGATCAAAGACTGCATTCACAATTTAATCAAATGGTGGATACTGGTAGAATGAGTAGCCGTAATCCTAATATGCAGCAAATCCCTAGTGATAAAGTCTTTAGGGAAGCATTTACAGCCCCTGAGGGTAAAGTAATTGTCTCAGCTGACTATTCTAACCAAGAAGGTAGAATAATGGCTGATAGGGCAGCAGATAAGGACTATATTGAATTCTTTAATACAGGCGATGGTGATGTGCATAGTTTCGTTGCAACTAAGATGTTTAGTGCAGCATTCGGCAAAGAATTTATAGTTACAAAGCACAATGAGAACAAAGAATACCGACAAAAAGGTAAAATCCTAAACTTTATGATAAGTTTTGGTGGATCAGCTTTTACACTTTCAAAGACATTGAATATTCCAATAGAAGAAGCTGAAAACTTAGTGAATTCGTTTTATAATGGATTCCCTACTTTAAAGAAATTATTTCAAACCAGTAATAACTTTGCAGTTAAGAATGGTTATATCCACACTAATGATATTACTAATAGAATTAGATGGATACCTGAGTGGGAAGAATATATGATGCTTAAAGCAAAACAGTATACTGACCTCACTAAAGCACAACGTAGCCGTATGGCTAGTTTAAGAGGCCGTATTGGACGTAAAGGGCAGAATACCATAATACAAGGTACTGCTGGAGATATGACTAAAACAGCCTTAATACTCATCAGGGAAAGACTACTAGATATGGGCATACGTCCTACTCTTGAAGCAAGCATTAAGCTTGTTAATGTAGTACACGATGAGGTACTGATTGAAGCAAATAAAGATAAACAAGATATAGCAGCTAATATCCTTAAAGAAAGTATGGAACAAGCTGGTAAGTACTTTGTAAATTATGTACAAATGCCTGCTGTACCAGAAATTGGGGAATATTGGATGCACTAACCTTGAGCAAAAAGGTTACAGATTCTCAAAATTACAGAAGTCTTGCTCGTAAAAGACTTTGTACATGGAATTAAAATTTGATTCTAAATTCCTTATTGAGAATGGAATTAGTCCTAATCAGATGCTTATTCTTACTTCCATAAAGGAAGGAAAAAGAAAAGAATTAGCAAAGATCGCCAAAGGATTAGGTGAAGATCCCTTTATATACGATTATAGTCGTTTAATTGATAGGGGAGTAGTTACAGGCGATTTGTATATTGACTCAGAGCTTACGCAAGTAGGTAATGATTTAATTACAGGTAAAGATCAATTCTCAGAGTTATTAGATAATTTTCCAGTATCTGTCATCCGTAAAGATGGAACTAAAGATTATTTAAGAACTGATAAGAAGAAGGCAGAACGCCTTTATAAACGAATTACCAAGGGTCGTAAAGATGTGCATGAGCATATCCTAACCTGTCTTAAGTATGAGATAGAACAACGAGTTATTGGTAATAGTATGATGTGGTTTAAAAAACTACCAAATTGGCTCTCATCCAGTGAATGGGAAAACTGGAACGAAAGAATGAAAGAGGATGAGATCGAGAAAATATTTGGTGGAGAAGAGGAGGAATATGGAACAAGTATTGAATAAACTTCCTTATCGCCACATCTCTGATGCATCAACTGAGATTGAGACTTACATTACTAAAAGGAAAAGCGGAAAGGTTAGATCGTTAAGAACTCGTTGGCATAAGTTTAATAGACTTGCCATGGGTGGGATAGAACCTAACGTAATTTATACGATTGCCGGAATTTCCGGTAGTGGTAAGTCGTCTTTTGCGAATAGCTTAGAGACAGATTTATTTGAATTGAACCCCGACATTGAATTTGTCGTGCTCTCATTTAACTTCGAAATGCTTTCATCTCGGCAAGTAGGTCGTAAGTTGTCTAGTCGATTAAACAAAACAACACGGGAATTGTACAGTGGCGACCCTAGCGCCAAGTTAAATTCCTCAGACCTTCAATTAATAAAAGCGGAACTAAATACAATAAATAAATACGACATCTACTATGTAGATATGCCAGGCAATGTGGAGGAGATCAAAAATACAATTGATGATTTCCGTAGAACCAAGGCGGTTAACAAATGGCTTGTCGTAATGCTGGACCACACGCTTTTAACTAGGGGTCAAACAGGTGATACTGAAAGAAAAGTTCTTTCTGATTTACAGAAAATGTTTATGCAACAAAAAAAGATTGGCAAAACTTCTATAATCCAATTGTCTCAAATGAACAGAGATATTGAGGATAATAGTAGGATAGTTAATCCTGCATTACATTTTCCAATGAGAAAGGATATTTTTGGAGGTGACAGCCTGTTCCAAGCTTCTGATTATGTGATTGTTATTCACAGACCAGAAATACTTGGTATCCAACAATATGGGAAAAGAGGTTTACCTACTAAGAACAAGGTATATCTTCATTTTCTCAAAAATAGAGATGGTGAAGTAAAGGTCCTGCAGTTTGAAAATAATTTGAAGTACAATAGGATTGAGGAGCAACCGAAAGGTGACCCCGCAGATCCTGTACTAGAACTTAAAACTTAAACACATTGCCTTATGTTAAAAATTAAATATCCGAAATACGCATTTGCTATCAAATTCTCTCGTGAAAATTATTCTCTTGAACATCGACTTCTTTTTGACCTGGTTGAAGAACTGGCTGAAAAGTATGTTGGTTTTAAAGTAGAAGGAATCAACAGTGAAAAACGTGTATCCAACATTGAGAAAAAAACACCTCTCATTGAAATCCGTGAGGATGATGTTTACACAGAAATTGGAATTGTTGAAAACAAATTACGAGACGTAATTGCTGTAGGAGTAAGTAGTAAGTATGCAGTATCTTTCGAGTCTCTTGAAGACTTGACTGTTAATGCCGCTTGCAGTATTTATTCTGTCCCGGTTTATGACCTGGAAAAGCATTACGATTTGATCGTGAAAAAGCTTAAAGCTTTCGCTAAAGCGCATTTCGTGGCCAAGATGGCTAGTTTGGACTATGGAGTAATTCAAGTCCGCCATCACTCTAACTTCGTACGTGTTAGTAACTCTAACCCTTGTGTACCTAATGTACGCGTAGACTACGAAGAAGAAAAAGAAACTGCTTATGATGTTCTTAAGGAGCTTCTTGGCCTAAACAAACCTAAAGAAACCAAGTACAACCTAACTGGTATGTACGTAATATAAAAATCTATACTGTAATATGGCAACACCTATTCTCGTAATGGGGCCTCCAGGTACTGGCAAAACTGCCAGTATCCGGAACCTCAATCCTGCTGAAACATTTATTATTCATGCAGATGAGAAGCCTTTAGGGTTGCCTGGGTCAAAGACCAATTACAAAACAGTATACAAAAACGACGGAAAATTAGATATTACACAAAGTAATTATTTCGAAACAACAAACCCAGCGCACATTCTAGAGCTTCTAAAAGCAATCTCTGCGAAAGCACCCAATATCAAAACCATAGTAGTAGATACTATTACCAGCGTTATGACTAACGAATTTATGACGCGATTGAAAGAAAAAGGATTTGATAAATTTGGTGATTTTGCTAAAGATACCTACGACATTATAAAACTCGTGAGACAATTACGAGAAGATTTAGTAGTAGTCATTATGGCTCATACTGAAGATAATTATGATGTTGATGGCGAATTGAAGTCATCCTTCAAAGTAATTGGAGGAAAATTAATTAAAGAAAAGATTGTGCCGGAATCATTCTTTCACATGGTATTATATACCGATGTGGTAATAAAGGATGGTAAACCGGAATATTACTTTTTAACACAAAACAACGGAAAAAATACTTGTAGATCTCCGTTAGGATTATTTACAGAATACCGTATCCCAAATGATCTAAAAGATGTGATCGAGAAATACAAGGAGTATGAAAATTAAAATTAGTTATGTATAAAATAACAGACTCTGTATTGAATAGTAAAGCTCCTTCTTTCATTGGTGTAGGGATACCTGAAGTTGAGCTCGTAGACGTAGTATTGGATAAATCCAAAAATAACAAAACCTTTTTCGCATATTATTATGAGAATGAGGAAGGACAACGTCTCTCTAAGACTGAATGGGAAGTTAACTTACCTGCTAACTTCGACAGTCTACCAGAAGAAAAGAAAAAGGCTTATGACGCTGTAATTGAGCAGCAGATGAAGCGAATCCTAAAAGTTGCAACTCTATTTGTACCAGAGGAGGAATTTAAGGATAAAGCTTTTAACAGCTTTTCTGACTTCTGTGGATATGTAAAACAGAAAATTGATGGTAAAACCAAAGGGATTAAATTGAGAATCAAGGCCGTATATGATAAGAACGGATGGGTAACCACTCCTACTTATACTTACGATTCTATGCCTTGGATCGAGCGAGTTGACCAAGTACCTGCTGATAAGTCTAAAATTCAGATTATTGAAGGTCGGGATTTGGTTGTTAGGCCTAAACAGTCTAATGGACAACGCGAAAAGAATCCGCTTACTGGTGGTGAAAATGCAAACTCCTCTGCCAATTCTAAACCAAAGAGTGATTTACCATTCTAAATATACAGCCTGCGTCCTCATGGTGGCTTCATGCCGCCTGGGCGTTGGCTTTTATTAACTAACTAAACAAAAAGTATGATTGAAATTACAGCAGCAGAAGCGCTAAGAATATCTACCTTAGCAGCGGATCACAAAAGATTGAATGGCATGATTAAGAATGCGGCAATACAAGGAAAACAGCGTGTCTCTACTATCGTAAGCTATGCTAATCATCATAAAATTTTGAAGGAACTCAAACAAAAAGGCTTTCAAACAAGAGTAGATAATCTTACTAATTTTGATGTAACAATTAAAATATTTTGGTAATGGATTTAACAGCAGAAGAAGCTAGATTCTTTACAGAATTAGCTCAGGAACTAGGTAAAGTTGAAGAGTATATCATCAACCGAACCAGAACAGGAGACGATAATGTCTCAATAAGAGTCCCACCTAAATTCAGGATACAGATAGTACAAGAACTTAGGGATAATGGATTCGACGCTACTGTATTATATTTCGGTGGAGATGACGCAACAATTAATATAGCTTGGTAAATGTATAACACGGCGAAAGTATTTAAACATACAAGAGAAGATGTATATAAACTTATATCTGAATACGATATATATCGTATTTATTTAGGGTATAGCCCAATAGTAGGGAATGTTTATATATCACCTTTTAGGAAAGATCTCAACCCTTCATTCGGAGTATTTCGTGGAAGGAATGGTAATCTTATGTTCAAAGATTTTGGACTAGGAGAATCAGGAGATGCTATTAAATTCGCCAAGTTAATAGAGGGCATGTCAACTCAAGAAGTTATAGAACACCTTTACAGACAATACTCTCATATCAAACCTATCAAAACACACAACATACCTGAAGTTAAAGCGGGTGATAAGAACATCTACGTTAATAAAATACCTTGGACAGAAGCTGGATTAGCATTTTGGGCTAAGTATGGTATTAAACGTGAGACTCTAGAATATTTTAAAGTTAGCCAAATCAGTAAGTATTGGGTTAATGGAATTGTAAGAGGCTATGCCTCAAATAAAAGTCCTATGTTTCATTATGAAATATTCGACAAAGATAAAATATATCGTCCCTACTATAAAGAAAAACGTTTCTACACTAACTGCACCAGTTCTTATATTCAAGGTTGGGCACAGCTAGACTATAGTAAAGACACGGTAATAATTACCAAGTCATTGAAGGACGTTATGTACCTGTACCAATTAGGTTATACTGCCATTGCTCCTAATGGAGAAGGGCATAAAATACCGCCTAAAGCATTGAAGATATTAAAAGAGAATTTCAAACATATCATTATTTTTTATGACTTTGATCCTGCAGGAATATGTGGTACAAAAAGATTATTAAAAGAAAATTCTGAGTTCGGCTTCATGTTCACTAGTAAGAAATATGCTAAGGACATTTCAGATTATCACTTCATAGTAGGTGAGGAAGAAGCTAAAGAATTATTTCAAATCAAATTACAATATTCTTATGAACACCATTTCAAACATCGATCTATCATTCAATCCGATGAAGATCCCGACAGTAAAGGGTAGATTTGGATTAGATAATATTACTACTGAATCGTTCCCGGTATTAATTGCCCCGAACAAAAAAGGTGCTGAGATTGTTATTCGTGAAGGACACGTATTCACTTTAGAATATCCCTTTGTAATACTCAATACCCAATTCAGATTAAGATTTAAGGAACTATTAAAACTAACTGCTGACAAACATCTTAGCGTACATGCTAAAGTATTTTGTAGAGGAGTTAGTAGCACTAAGATGAATTCAATTTTATTGGATCCGTCCTCGATACTACCAAATGAAACAGAGATATGTATTACACTAGCTCTGTATGAAACTGCGGTAGAATACACACCATTGAAAGATATGGTAGCTTTACTCGAAGCTATATTCGGTAAAAAGAAAACACCGTTCATGCATAATGTAAACCCTGCGAATTATGTAGAAGTTAACAATAAGGGGAACTTAGCAGACGTAGCTGATCTCCTATTGAAAAGCTCTACTAATCGTGGGGTTATTATATTAGATAAGAACGGTAAGTACAAAGAAGGGAAAGTAGGGTATAAAGATACCAATGCGATTATACTCGATCCTACTGAAGAAGTATGGGGAGAGATAATGAAGATTAACACAAGTGTTAAATACTTACCAGGTGAAACGCTAGTAATGGCAGATGAATTATTAATCAGGTTTGGGGAAACCGAATTGAAATATGAACTGCTAAACGAACCTTTAATGGTACGTGGATTTCTAGCAAAGAAAGAAAGTAACCTAGTAAGGACTAAAATACAATGTGAAAATCTGTATTTACCCGGAAAAGGATCTGTACAAATTAACAAAATTCTCAATATTAATTACTAAAACGTGAACAAACAGGATGCCATTAACATATTTATTGAGACTGTTTACTGGCCCAACGTGATTAAACGATGGAATTTACCAGAGAACACTCCTGACTATTTTGCTTCAGAAGAATTTATAACTTACTGGAGACAGAATCCGGAAATACGACCAGGGCAAGTACTAGTTAACCTAGGACTTATACCAGACGGGGACCAACAATGGGATGATACCTATCTCTCCCTACTCACGAGCTGCCGCAAAGCTAATGACGGCTGCATACGACACGATTAATTATGATACGGAAACGTAAGTCTACTAATAAGAAAGTGCGCAATGCTACTCCTCTTGAGTATGACGGAATACGTTTCAAAAGTAAACTAGAGGTTTACACTTACCAAAAACTTAAAGAAAACCAAATAAACGCAAACTATGAGCCCATAAAGTTTACAATTTTAGACTCTTTTCAATATAAAGATGAGAAAGTAAGATCAATGTCATATACTCCCGATTTTGTGGATTATGATTTTGTTATTGAATGCAAGGGGTTTGCGAATGACGCATTCCCTTTGCGTTGGAAGATCTTTAAATTCTTCCTATTCACTAATAAATTAAATTATGATTGTATCTTGTACGCAATAAAAAGGATGTAGACGCTGCAATAGCAACTATCCTTAAGAAAAGAGAAGATGGAAAATTACCATGATTTAACAGGTTATGTCTCGAACTCTAGTTTAAATATTCTAGAGAAGTCACCTAGACAGTTTAAGAGATTCTTAGACGGAGACATAAAAGAAGTGAACCGATCCTACTATGACACTGGTACAGTAGTACATATGGCTATTTTAGAACCTGAAAGGTATGAAGTAGATGTTGTAGCTATGGATTATACTGTCCCTAAGTCTACTAAACAAAAGCAATTTTGCTTAGATTTTATAGAACTTAGAAAACAAAAAAAGAAAGTAAAAGCATCCTACT